CGTCAGATATTACAATGACAGATGCCGATAAAAAATATAGACAAGATTTACGCGATATAACAAATGGCTTAGACACGCTAGATAAAGCTAACAATGTAACATGGCCAACTAATCCAAGAGAAGGCTAATGACTTTCGCTGCCGCATCATTCGGTGAGCGTGCCTTTTCCGAAGACGTTTTTCAACATACCTTTGTAACACCAACAGGTGTTGCAGGCACTTTTTCTTTAGGAACAGCCACTGTAACAGGCACAGCTATTGTTACACCTAGTGGTGTTCAAGCAACATTTTCTGTAGGATCTGTCACTGTTGAAGTTACAACTTTAGTTCCAGTCACTGGACTGGCGATGACTTCTAGTGTTGGATCTGTAACTGTCACTGGTACAGCTGTAGTTACACCTTCTGGTTTAGCTATTACCTCGTCCCTTGGCACGGTAACTGTCACAGGTTCTGCTGTTGTCACACCAACAGGAATTCCAGCTACATTTAGTGTGGGTGATGTAAGCGTAATTGGTACAGCTGTTGTATCACCAACTGGAGTTTCCTCGACATTTAGTGTTGGAGATGTTACATTAGAATCTAGGTATTTTCCTACTGGTGTACAAGCAACCTTTGGTCTTGGTACAGTTACAATTATAGCTTCGGCTGTTGTAATACCAACGGGGGTAGCGATAACTACTCAAGTAGGGGACCCTAAACTAACAATCTGGAATGGTGTACCTGATTCCAGTGCAAACACATGGACTGTCGTTCCAACAGGATAAGGAGATAATATGGCTGATTCGACAATATTAAATTTAGACCTCCAGACCACTGGTGCAAACGCTGGTACATGGGGTAGTAAGACAAACGATAACTTAGAAAAAATAGAAAATGCAATTAAAGGATATACATCTGTATCTATTACAGGTACATCCCAGGCATTAACTGTTGCTAGTGGTGGTACAGGTGACCAACAAAGTAGAGCAGTTTTAAATTTAACAGGGACACTTGGTGGTGCAACAGCACTAACTTGTGAAGCAAATCCTAACTGGTATGTAATAAAAGATTCAACAACAAGAGCTGGTAATTCACTTACTTTTGGTCCTGCTGGTGGAACACCAGTAACACTAACTAACACGTGTTTACATTTTATTTATACGGATGGAACAACTGCTTATCATATTCCTGAAAATTTACCTAACCTTACATTATCTGGAACTTTAAATGTTTCTGGAGATGTATCATTAGATGGTGGCGCTTTTGTATTTAACCAAGCTGGTGCGGATAGAGACGCGGTATTTGAAGGAGATACAGATACAACTCTTTTACAAACTGATGCAAGCACAGACCGTGTTGGTGTAGGAATTGCAGCACCTAATGCTAAATTACATGTTAGACAATCGTCAGCTACAGGTGCACAACCTGTTATTGAACTAGAACAATTAGATCAAGATTATGCTTTTACTAACTTCGTTGGTACATCAGCTTCGGATAGCTCAAAAAGTTTATCTTCATCTACAGCTTCTGCTGGAAGTAAAGCAGGGGCAATAAGGGTAAGAATTAACGGTACTGAGCGTTGGATTAGATTTTACGATAGCGCTGTATAGGAGACTAAATGACGCTAGTAAAAGTTCAGGTAGCACCAGGAATAGACAAACAAGATACTGAATACGGCGCCGAAGGGCGTTGGATTGATTGTGATAATGTTCGTTTTCGTTATGGACTTCCAGAAAAAATAGGTGGCTGGTCTAAAGTATCTACAAGTGCTTTAGTAGGTGCAGCACGCGGTATTATAACGTGGTTTTCTTTAGACGGCGATCAATACACAATTACCGGAACAAATAAAAAGCTTTACGTTTATCAAAACCAAGCATGGTATGACATCACACCAATAAGAGAAAGTGGTGCATCAATAACTAATTTTACAACTACTTCTGGATCTACAACTGTCACCGTAACAGACGCTACTCATGGTGCTATAGAAGGTGACTTTGTTACTATATCTAGTGTGTCAGGCACAGCTAACGGTATTGTAGCTGGTAATTTAGAAGGTGAGTTTGAAATACAATCAGTCACAGATACAAATAATTATGTCATAATTGCAAAAGCTGCTGCTACTGGTACTGGTGCTAGTGGTGTTACAGGTACGGCAGAATACCAGATAAATACTAATCCTGCTTTTTCTATTCAAGGTTATGGATGGGGTGCAGGTACATGGGGATTATCTACATGGGGTACAACAAGAGCTGGTCTTGCAGCACCAGACTCAGTACAGTTAGACTCAGGTAAATGGTCCTTGGACAACTGGGGTGAAGACGTATTGTGTCAACAACTTAATGGTAGTTTATACTACTGGGATACATCCGCTAGTACATCGACAGTTCAACGTGCAAACAGAACTGCAGTTTCTGGTGCGCCAACATCTAGTAGGTTTGTATTAGTTTCTGGTACAGATAGACATGTCATTTGTTTTGGCACAGAAACAACAATAGGTACTGCATCAACTAGAGATGATATGTTTATTCGTTGGTCAGATCAAGAAGATCCTGCAACATGGGCACCAACTGCTACTAACACTGCAGGCTCACAAAGATTAACAGATGGATCAAAACTTGTTACAGCTAAACGTTCTCGTGGTGCTGTATTAATTTGGTCTGATACTGCTTTGTATCAAATGCAATTAATTGGAGCTCCATTTACTTTTGGTTTTCAACAACTAGGTTCTGCTTGTGGATGTGTAGGACAGCACGCAGCTGTGGAATCTAATGGCAGATCTTTTTGGATGGGAATTGATTCTTTCTTCGTATTTGATGGTTCCGTTCAAAAGATACCATGCAGTGTGGAAGATTACGTCTTTAAAGATATAAACCAAGCATCACAAAAAGATACGTTTGCTGGTTTAAATACTGAATTTAATGAGGTTACTTGGTTCTATTGTTCTAGTGGATCTAATGTTATTGATCGTTGTGTAACATATAATTACCAAGAAAACGTTTGGAGTGTTGGTACATTATCTAGATCTTCATGGGCAGATAAAGGTGTGTATGGTTTTCCTTATGCGCTTGATTATTCAGCAACAGATACTGCTTCTACGATTAGTACAATAACTGGTCTTACTGCAGGTAGAAGTTTTATGTATGCACAAGAAAATGGAAATGATGCTGACGGAGCAGCTTTAGCTTCACATGTCACGTCTGGTGATTTTGTTATTCCTGAAGCTGGTGAAAGACTAATGTCTATAAAAAGATTTATTCCTGATTTTAAAAACCAAGCAGGGACCGTTAATATAGAACTTAATTTTAAATTATATCCTGCAAGCACTGCAGTTACTAATGGACCTTATGCAATTACGACTTCTACAACTAAAATAGATACACGTGCACGTGGTAGACAAGCATCATTAAAAATATCTAGTTCAGCTATTGATACTACATGGCGCTATGGAACTTACCGTGCAGAAATACAACCAGATGGAATGAGATAATGGCACAAATAAATATACCAAGATTACCACAAGCGCCTTCTGAATATAATGAGGCACAGATTAATCAATTAATACAAACACTAGATCAGCTAGTGCAATTATTAAATAGCTCTTACACACCTGAAACACTAAGGAATGATGATGAAGCTTTTAACTGGTTTATGTCATAATGGCTAACGCATATAAAAAAGTAATGGTAACTAAATCATCTACGGGTGATCACAGTATTTATACATGTCCAGATGCTACTACAACATTAATTAAAACAGCGTGGGTATACAATGGGTCTGGTGGAGCAGCACAATTGACGTTAAAAATCAATAGTACCACTATTGCTTATGATGGTGCGGTGGCAGATAAATACACAAAATCATGGTTTTATTTGGCTTCTGGTGATATAGGTGTATTAGAAGCTGGGGATATATTAAAAGTTAATACAAATGCACAGCCAATCACTGTGTATTTAAGTTTATTGGAGATATCATAATGATTGAAAACATACAAAATACTTGCTATAAGGAGATATTATGCCTATAAAAGATGATGGTATAGTAGAATATGTTGAGATTAATGGTGAACAAGTACCAAAGATCGTTGTCCCAGCAGAAATTACTATAACTAATACGGAAACAGGACAAGAATACGGGTCAGCAAAAGAGGCTGATGACGATGTTGCAAATCCTGCAACTGCTACAAAATCGGAACACATCAGACAAGATGTTGTTATCCAGGCAGCAATTCATAAAATACTTGAGGGTAAAGCAGGAGACGTTTAATGGCATACGAAGATAGAATACAAAGAATGGTCAGACGACCAAAGTCTGCTGATTTTAATGATGCTAAAGATAGATACAGATCTAGAACAAGAGGTGGATATCCTGGTCCAAGAAAATATGGACGTGGGCTAGAAGCTAGAGGATTAGGTTCATTTGAAAATCAAATGATGATGGATAGATTAAGAGGTCCAGCAGGAATGAATTTAGATAACAGAAATCAACCAAGAAAAGCAGCAACATATTTAGATTTATTAGAAACATTTAAGGATAATATTCCTTTAACACCATTCGGAGCAGCTCGTAACATAGCTAAACTCGGAGCTAGAACAGCAGCAGATTTTTTAACTGAAGAAGAAGAAGTTGAAACACCAGATTACGGAAACATGATGCCTATACCACTTGCAAAACCAGGTGATTCAAAAGGAGCATTCCTTGGTGATACAGGATATTATGATGATCCTTATTATGAATTAGGAACTGGGATTATATATGATTCACCTTACGGTGGCACAACATATAATGTAGGTGGAATGGATGCAGGTGATATTCTTAGACCAGTTGAAAAAAGACAATTTCCTTTTGATCCTAGTGATCTACCAGCTCGTCCTTTTGGTGATGCGCGTGATCTTAACCCTGAAATATCTATTGAGTTTGGTAATGATCCTTATGGTGATGAAATGGCAGGAACATTTGGATTACCTTTTAATTTATTTCAAGACCCAACTGCTGATGGTGGTATTATAGATTACTTTGGTAGAAAAATTCAAGGTGATGAAATAGATGAAGAAAATTACGAGCCTTATCAAGAACCAACATTAGAAGAAAAAAGAAGAAGATTCATGGAATCTTATGGATAAACAAAAACAAGGCATAGGCGCATACAAAGATAGACCTGGCTACTTTTTAGGTGGCATGGTCGGTGGTGCAATATTAGGTGCACTCGTTAATAAGATTCAAGGAAAAGATTGGAAACGTGGAGCTATCTTTGGAGGTATTACTGGTGGATTAGGCGGTGCATTTTTAGGAAGTGGTGCCGGAGCAACTATGGCTGGTAACATGAAAGAAGGTGTAATGAAAAGTTTATTAACTGCAGCTACAAAAAATAAGTTAGCAGCAGGTATTGCTGGTACTGGTTTAGGAGTTGGTGCAGCTTATATGGCCGATGACCCAGCGTTTCTTAAAAGAAAACGAGAAGAAGAAATGGCACGTTTAGAAGAAGAACAACGAAGAAGAAATAAAGAATTATATGCTGATTACTATACTAATCCTTGGGATGATTTTAATGAGGGTGGTGAAGTAATGGTAGAAGAAGAAACACAAATAGCTTCTGCACCACACCCAATGGAAGGTTGGTATGACATGTATGATGACATGCTTAATTCTGGACAAATTCCTAGTGGTATGTCATTTGGCGAATTTATGGAAGATATTGTTCCACAATTAGATATTGATATTCCAATGGCAGCACGTGGTGGAAGAATCCATGCTAAAGATGGTTTGTGGGCAAACATACATGCAAAAAGAAAACGAATTGCAGGTGGCAGTGGAGAAACAATGAGATCGCCAGGTTCACCTGGTGCACCTACAGCTAAAGCATTACGTGATAGTAAAGCTGGTGGTGGAATAAGTGATTTAGACATGCGTCTAGGAGGCGCATCTAATGGACCAGGAACAGGAACGTCAGATGATATTCCTGCAATGTTAAGCGATGGCGAATTTGTAGTCACCGCGAAAGCAGTAGAAAATCTAGGAGGAGGAGATCGTATGCTTGGAGCACAAAAAATGTACAACATGATGAACCAGTTAGACCCGAATTCGCAAACACCAGCGGAGATGACAACAGTCGGATATGCTTAGTGGAATGGAGATTTTTTAAAGAAGACGATCTTGCGTGGATCTTAAAAGCCACTAAAGATATGTTTGAAGAGTCGGAGTGGAGTGACGGGGAATATGATAAAGATAAGGTAACGCGTTATTTTTATCATGTTATTGATAATCCTTTATATATGTTTGGGATTATTGTAACAAAAGGCGAAGAGAAAATTGGTTTTATGACAGGTGAAATAATTCAATTTTCTTTTATGAATGATGTATTCGCGAAGGAATCGGAATTGTATGTAATTCCATCTGAGCGGGGAAAAATGGGTGGTTTATTTATGATGAAAAAATTTATAGAGTGGGCTAAAAATAATAAAGTTCGTGAAGTTCATTTTGAACCATCAGTTAACGGAGGGAGCATAGATAAATATGATGCTCTTGCAAAAAAATTAGGTATGAATAAAGAACCAAACTATAGGATTAAATTATGAGTGGATCACCGGGAACTCCAACAGGAGATACTGCGATACGGTATCAATCGGAGATGCCAGAGGTTATGGCTCGTAAGCTTGGGCTTATGGACCAAGCAGTTAATTTAGCAAAAACAGGACAAGCAGGATCTTATAATCCTACATTACCAACACAACAAGTAGCTGGATTTACTGGCCAACAAGAAGATGCATTTAATTTAGCTTCACAAGGAGTAGGTGCTTATCAACCTTATATGCAGAATGCTGCATTTTTAGCAAATAGATCGGTTGATCCTAATGCTTATAAAGATTTCTTAAACCCTTATCAATCTTATGTTACTCAAGGAATTGAAGACCAATTTGCTAAAGCACAGAACGATGCAAATATGCAAGCATCTAAAGCAGGTGCATTTGGTGGAGCAAGACAAGGAATTCAAAGTGCTGAATTAGCAAGCCAACAAGCACAAGCAGTTGGTTCATCTTTAGCACAAGGATACGGACAAGCACAACAAACAGCGAATCAAGTATATGGTCAAGGTGCACAACAACAAGCAGCATTAGGTCAACAAGCACAGCAAATGAATATGGGAGATATTTCAACATTAATGCAAACTGGTGGAGCACAACAACAATTAAAACAACAAGAGTATGATGCGGACTATAGACAACAAATACAACAGATGTATGAACCTTATCAGCGTATGGGCTTTGTTTCAGATATCTTTCAAGGTGCACCTACAAGTGCATCGTCTTTGGCTATGGCTACAACACCTCAGGCTAATCCTCTTGCACAAGCAGTGGGAGCAGGCATCACAGGTTTAGCAGCTTACGAGTCATTTAAAAACTAAAGGAGAACCATGGCGGGGAATACTTTAAGCAGACCTTTATTTAAAAAAGGACCAGATAATCAAATGCGACAAGCATTTAGATTTGGTGGCTTTGGGAACATATTTAAATATGGTTTTAAAAATGCATTTCAAAAAGATCCACAGTTTGAAATGTTTAATTATAAAGATAATCCTCCTATAACTTATGTTGATGAGTTTGGTGAAACTAAAACACTTAACACTCAGGAAGTAGTTCCTAAGGATGTAAATAATCAACAAAATATTTATGGTCAAGATTTAGATGATAGTTTTTATAACATGGACTCTACAATGGAAAACATGCGTAATAAAAACAAAAACAATCCTCCTATTTTTGAAAGAACAGAAGAAATTACTGAAACTGATTTGTTTGGTAATACAAAAACAACGCCTGGAACTACTAAATTTAACATAGGTAATATCTACAATGCACCTTTTACTAATTTTGGGACGCTTAAAGAACGTTGGAGAACTATGGATCCTGCAACTAAAAAGAAAGCAATAAAAAATATTATTGCGACAGGAACTATTTATAGTATGTTCCCTGATTGGTTAAAAGATGATCCAGTAGCAAAAGAAGTAGAAGTTGAAAGTGTAAGTGAAACTTTTGAAGAACAAGGTTTACCTACCCCAGCATTATCTTATGAAGAAGCTACAACATGGGGACCGGAAGGTGACCCTTCAGTTAATATGGCCGGAATGGAAGAGTTTGTAGCTATGTCAGATGAAGAAATTGCAAACAAAGAAAAAGAATTACAAGAAGAAAAATCAATATTAGATTCTAGTTCTAATTCAGCAGTTACTAACAATGATAATGCTGATGATTTAAATACAAACAAAGGTGAAAGTAATTTAGCAGATGGTGTAGCAGAAGAATCTGCATCCATGGGATATAGTAATGAAACACAAGCAGATAAAATTTTAAATAAAGGATTTGATTTAGTAGGCGCAATGTCAGCTGAAGATCCTGACATAGAAATTAAAAGTATTGAAGATACAAAAGCAGAGCTTATGTCTTTAATGGGTGACGATAGTAAAATGATGAACACAATGATGTTAATGCAACTAGGTTTATCTTTGATGAGTGGTAAAACTAATAGACCTGGTTTAGGTGGTTTTTTAGATGTAGCAGCAACAGCTGGTAGAGAAATATTACCAATAGCAATGCAAAATTTAGCTAACAAAACAAAGCAAGAAAAAGAAATTGCACTAGCAGCGTATGAAATATACCGTGATGAAGTTACATCTAAAAATAAAAGAATAAGTGACATAGAAGATTTTTACACAAAAGAACTTATTAAAAAAGAATTTGAAGGTAACGAACCTAAAGGAACTTTACGTCAAGTTATGATGAAAGAAACAATTCAGTTACCTGATGGACAAAGTTACACACAATGGAATCCTCTTGATCAAGTATTTGATAAAGGTGAACGTGCTGCATATTATTTAGAACTTTCTAGAAATGGTGATCCAGAAAAAGGAATTCAACCAGGTGATATTCGCATTAGTAGTGACTTAGATAACGCTGCAGCTTCGGCAGGCAATGATCCTTACCAAGGAGATTTAACTAAATCACAACGTGGTCAACACTTAGCTTTAGCTTCAGTATTTGAAGCAGCGTTGCCTGATGCATTAAACATACAAATGAATCCTAAGTTTGGATTGTATTCTGGTAATTTACCAACAGGTGTTACCGGAGACATGGTTTCTAGAATTAGAACACTAACTAGGGAATCAAAACAATTTGTCGATGCTTTTGGTTTAAGTAATGTAGTAGGATGGTTTGACAACACCGGTAAATCAAGTATGGCAGCTTTAGATGTTCAAGTAAAAAACAATATGATTATGTCAGGCTCTTTAGCTAACCAAGTATCTGAAACAGGATCAAAAGATATATATGTAGGAGAAGCAGAAGGGCCAGATGGAAACTTAATGCAAGGCGAATGGGCAACAGATGCCTATGTTCAAAATTTAATTTCTAATCCTTCACTTGATGTTGTGGAACAAATACAAAACAGGTTAGGTTTTTTAGCAGCTCGTTTGAAACAGCCAACTGGTCGTCTACTTGCTGATACAATTAGACGTTCAATAGAAGAAGTTAAATTAAAAGGATTTGGAACTGGTGATAAAGAACAGGTTGCAAACAAATTACATCAATTTACAAAAGATTTATACCAACAATATGTTAAACACTCTTTACTTGGTGGTAGCAGAATAACTGACTCATGGGCCGTGGACCCAGGTATTTACGGAAAAGAAAGAATTACAATTAAAGATTACCAAGATGGTTATTATAACTTTATTGGTGGATCAGAAAATAGTCCTAACTTGCCTATTGATATGAGTTGGGTTAATGTAAGTGATAATATTAAAAGTTCAGCACCAGCGTATTCTTCTGATTCTAACAGTAATATAGATGCGGTGGGCCCTGTTAACTTCTTTAATTTATATAACAAATGGCTACCAGATAGTAATCAAACTTTTGGTAATCAAGGATACCAAGGAAACTAATGGCTGAAACAGATAGAAATTTAAAATTAAATCCTATTTCAACAAATCAATTATCAAGTTTAATAGTTGGTGATGCAGGGTTACCTAAAAACATAGGACAACCTGAGGGCACTGAATTAGAATATTTGACTGAAGGTAACATTCCTATTTCTCAACAAGAAAAAAACATTAGAGAAATAAGAAAAACATTTGATGATAAGAAAAATGAAATACTTTCTAGCTTTTGGGATTCTGTTAAAGGTGGTTCGCAAACAGCTTTTGATTTATATAATTACGGACCTAAAGGACCTCCTAAAGAAGTAGTTGAACAACGTGCCATGGAAGCACAACAACAATTAGAAATCATAAAAAATGAACAAGCTAACGCAGAATTAAATGCAGAAAAATTAGCAAACCGTCCTGACATTAGAGAAGTACGTGCACAGATTTCACAAATTATTGCAGCGGCAGAAAAAAGAGAACAATTAGAACCAGGTTCAGTTAATCAAGATGAGTTAGAACAAGACTTAGTTAAGTTTGGTTATGAAATGGGATACACACCACGTGAGATACAAGGTGGGCCAGATGTACAAGCGCAATTAATGCCTGATCCTTTTGGATTAGCTACAAGCAGCCCTGATCCTTTTCCAGAAGGTAAGTTAGCTGCAGAAATAACTGCATCTATTGGTGGTAACATTCTAGGATATAGAATTGGTGCTAAAGCTTTTGGTACTGGTGCAATGAGAGGATTGCGCGCAACCCCAGGACCTTTCTGGGCTAGAATTGGTGGAGCAATGGTAGGTGGTTTTACATCGGTCATGGCTGCTAATTATGGATATGAAACATCTTTAGACATTATGAATCAAGCAGGTGTCTTTGGAGAAAAAGGAATTAATAGACCTGATCAATCAGAAAGAATTATGAATGCTATGAATGCCGGTGAGTTTGATGCTAAAATAACTTTAGGTACAGCAGCTTTCATTCCTGGAATTCAAATGTTTAGAAACTTAACACGTGCCTCATTAGGTGCCGGAAAAAATGAAATGCGTATGGCAGAAATTTCACAAGCACTAAGTAAAAAATTTATGAAGCCTGGAACTTATGAATACCCTGGACTAGGTAAATTTAAAGTTACAAAAGAAGGCGATGCTATACTAGGTATTTCTGACATTACAAGATTTGGTGGTATTAGAACTGTTAAACAAACACTAGGTAAGTTTCCAATTATCTCTGGTGGTATTACAGGAAACCTTAGAATTAAAGCTACTAAGTTAAATCAAATTTTAACAAATATGAGTGACTCGATTGGTCCTTACATGACATATGCAAGACTATCTGAGATTACACAACCTGCTGCTTTTGCAACTGCTACTAAATACAATAAACATTTAGCTGAGCTTGCGGACAATTGGACCAAGACTGCTGATTCATTTGGTGATCTTGTTGTAATAGGTGGTGGCCACATGGATCCTAAGGGTATCGCTAAACAATTTATTTTATCAGTAGATAATAAAGTTGGTGTAGGTTTAGAAGGTAAAATATTACCTACTCCTAAATCTTATCCAGTAAAAAAATGGTTAGAAGAAAACTTTTTATTAAATGCTGACGCTATTAGTTATGCAAGATCAAAAGAAATTTTAACAAAAGAACTTCCAGATTTAATGAAACAAGTAGGAGAAGATGGCTGGTCTCTACAATTTGTACAAGATTTTAAACAAGCATTTGAAAGAACAATGGCAACGTCTCCTAAGAGTGCGGAAGTATTGGCAGCTAAAGAAGCATTTGACCAAGCTTACTCTAATGGTAAATTATTGTTTGATACACCTATAGCTAAAGCTTTAGGAATACAAGGTATGGATATGTATGGCTACCGTGTTAAAATGTTAAAACAAGGTACAAAGTTTTCTGATCAATTATTAAAGACTGCTAAATTTATGGAGTCTCCTGAAGCTATGAAAAATTTTCATCGTTTAGTAGGTGATGATATCTTTAGAGCTTCTTTAAGAAGACACATGGACGTAGCTTATAAAAGCGCACTTAAACCATTTAAAGGTCAATCAGAAATTGATTCATTATTTAGTGGATTTTTAAGAGGTGTTGATGATCCTAGAAAATTTACTCCTAAGGGACAAGAAGCATCTTTTTTAGATGTAGATTTATTTAAAAAGAATTTAGGAATACTAGAACCTGGCACCAATCAATTTCAAACATTAAATGAAGCATTTAAATTAGCTTCACGTGGTTATACACCTGGTAGCAAATTACCTTCGTGGGCAAAAACAGGTTCATCAGAATTAATTGATGCTGGCGCTAGAGAAGATACAGTTAGAATTTTAGCAGATGGTGCTAGAAAATATGGTGTTGTAGGTAGAATGCCTAACACTCAAGAAATTTTAGAGTTTACTCAAGTATTAGAAAAATCTTTTGCTGGAGGTATACCAGATATTAGTACATTCATAGCAAGACGTGCACAAATTTCAGGATTACGTGGAGCCCTTAGAGCTTTTACTCCTGGTGCAAAAACAGGAGTTGCTGGTTCAGGAGCTGGTGCTCTATTAGGATCTTCTTTATTTAGCACAGTAATGTTTTCATTACTTGCTAGATCAACTGGTAAAGTATTAACTAATCCAGTTAACATGAAAGCTTTTAAATATTTAATTGACCCTAACACTCCTAAAAATTCTGTTGCAGCAGCAAGAGCTTTAGAAGTAATAGGAATTAATTTTAAAAGTGATTTAGATGATTTAGATCGTACATTAGCTAGCATAGAAGCAGAGCAATTAAGAAACAATGATATTCAAAACTTTAAACAAACTATTAATCAACCACCTACTAATAATCAAAACATGATGAAAGAGTTTGAAAAAAGAAAAGAACAAATTAATCAATACCAGAAACAAAGACAATTTAATGAACAACGTGAGCAATCCATACCGCCCACAGTTGTCGGAGCTAATCAAGCTTCGTCTTCGCCAACGTCTACGGCAGGTTCGCCTGTCGTAGGCTCATCTATTGCCAATAATACAACGATGAATCCTAATGCGGCAGCTAGTTTATACACTGGAAACACTGATGCAGCTTTAGCTATGCAGTTTGGAAATCCTACTGGTACTACTAATCAAATGCCAAGACAGTCTGCTCAAGGTGGAATTATTTCTTTAGTATCATGAGCATTAGAGACGCAATATGGGTAGTAGGAATTTTTATAGCACTAGGTGCTACATGGGGGATGACATCACAACGTGTTAGTGCAATGGAAAAAGACATGGATAGAATAGAAGAAGCTTTAATGATGTTCACGAAAATAGAATCAAGAATTGCTGTTATAGAAACAGAAGTTAAAAACATAAATAAAAAATTGGATAGGTTATAATGCAGAAAAATTATCAAAAATGTTTAGAAACAATACTTCATCACGAAGGGGGATATGTTAATCACCCCAAGGACCCAGGTGGAGAAACAAATCTTGGTGTAACTAAAAGAGTTTACGAAGAACATGGTGGCACAAAAGACATGAAAGATTTGACAGTTGAAGATGTAGCACCAATTTACAAAAAAGGTTATTGGGATAAAATGAAATGTGATGATTTACCATCAGGTTTAGACTTATGTGTATTTGATTTTGGTGTAAATGCAGGACCCGGAAGAGCGGCAAAATATCTTCAGACATTAGTAGGCACTAAAGCAGATGGTGGCATTGGACCTATGACTCTTGCAAAAGTAGAAGAGTATGTTAACAAATTTAATGTTGCACATGCTATTGGTCATTATCAAAATGGAAGACAAAAATACTACGAAGAATTATCTACTTTTGATACCTTTGGAAAAGGTTGGACAAGAAGAGTAGAAGAAACTACCAAATTAGCATTAGAAATTTAGTACAATTTGTGGTATAATACCACGTGCAATTAATACAGAAATATAATTACGCAGAACTTAAAAGACAGGATGGAGATTCCCGTTTATATCTTACACCTGATGGTGAAAGCTTACCATCAGTCACAACTATATTAAATAAAACTAAAGATAAATCTTTCTTAAAAAAATGGCGTGCTAAAGTAGGAGAGGCTGCTGCTGAAAAAATTATATCTGATGCTGGTAAAATTGGAACCGCGCTCCACCTATATATAGAACGTTTAGTGAACGAAGAAAAGTATGCAGATCTTACTGACATTGGAATTCAAGCTGAAAAAATGGCAAAAAAAATAATTGAAGAAGCTGGTGCTGATATAACAGATGTATATGGTTCAGAAGTTCATTTATATTATCCAAACAAATATGCCGGAACCGCTGACATGATTGCTTTATATAAAGACAAACCAACTATTATAGATTTTAAACAGACTAATCGCCCAAAGAAACGTGAATGGATACAAGATTACCTCATGCAGCTAGCTGCATACGCCCAGGCACACAACGCTTTGTTTAATACAGAAATTGAACAAGGTGTAGTTTTAATGTGTTCAAGAGATTTAACTTTTCAACGCTTTGAATTAACAGGAGAAAAGTTTACAAGAGCTTCTGATGCTTTTATGAAAAAATTAGATTTGTATAATCAAACTATTCTTTAAATCCAACTAGCTAATTCTTCTCCATTTATTTCTCTAGCAATATTAACTTTATTTCTAAGTGCTTTAATTATTTTTTCATCAACAGTGCCTTTAGCTACTAAATCAATATATAATACTTTATTTTTTTGTCCTATTCTATGTGCACGGTCTTCTGATTGTATTCTTTTTTCTAAATCATAATTATTAGAATAATAAATAACAGTGCTAGCTTCAGTTAAAGTAATTCCATATCCACCTGTTTGGGTGTTGCCTATAAAAAAACGAATTGGGTTTTCTGGATCTTGAAATTTTTTAATACATGCCTGCCTATCTTCTTGCTTAGTTCCACCATAATAAGTGCAAGATGATTGTGGTCCAAATTCATCATTTATTGCTTTTTGTATAGACAAAATATCATGAATATAATTAGCCCAAATAATTACTTTTCCTGTAGTCTCACCTAATATTTGCATAAGTTCAGTAAGACGATTATTTTTTAACTGCACAGTTTTACCTTCATCAGTTTTCATATGACCACACGTAATTTGATGTAATCTAATTAATTGAGTTAACACATTAACAGCGGTAAGAGTTTCTCCACTATGTAAAATAGTCATAGCATTTGATTTCATTTCACTGTATGCTTTGTGTTGTTCATCAGTTAATTCTACTTCACGTTTAGTAAATATTTTATCTGGTAAATCTAAACAATCTTTTTTTAAAATACGGTAAGAATGTGGCGATACAGCTTGCCCTAATTGTGCCAAGTTTTTAAACTTAACTATTTTTTGATACTTGTGTGTTCCACCTGCAGCATTTGCTGTAATGACCACGGCATACCGGGTTCTAAACGCGTAATAACTAGACTGTCCTAATATTTCTGGATCTAAAAAATCCATCTGTGCCCACAAATCCATAGGCGATTGTGTTACGGGTGAACCAGTTAATATTCTACGATATTTAGTTTCATTTCTTAATTGTAAAATTGATTTAGTTCTTTTAGCTTGTGGATTTTTAATTGTAGTACTTTCATCAACAATCATCATAGACTTACCAATCAAAAATATTTTAGCAAATTCTAAACCTTTTTTGCTAGAAAAAGCTTCTACGTTCATTACCATAATTTTAAATCTAAAATCATTGATGTCTTTGATATCTTTTAAATCTTGTCTATATTGTGCACTAGTAGATTGTTTCCATGCTAATACTTTTTTCTCTATATAATCTGGAACGTGAACGGGGATTTCTTGTTCTACCCAGTTCATGTACGTTCCTTTTGGGGCAACCACTAGTAAGCGGTCTATTTTGCCTTTGTTATATAATATGCATGCATTATCTAATGCAATTTTAGTTTTACCTGTGCCCATCTCTGCAAAGATAGCAAATGCTTTTTTATTCCAGCATTTTTTAAGGGCATCTTTTTGATGCGCATATGGCTCAGTTTTAAATTTGTACATTCTTATTTCTAATGTTGACGCAGATTATATCATATGCTATAATGCAAGGCAAGAAATAAAATTATGACAGTTTACGTTTTACAAGAAATGGGAAGAAATGTTCGTTCAGCTGAAAAGTTTGGTGAATTAAAAGTATTACTTCCAGATAATAAACAAATAGTTTTATCTTCTGGACCATTAACACATAAATTAAAAAAAGAGTTATCCACATTTAATGATGATGACTACTTGCTTTTAATGGGTGACCCTGCTATTATAGCTTTAGCTGGCGCGGTTGTTAGTGAAATGAATAGAGGTAAATTTAAAATACTAAAGTGGGATCGTGATGAGAAACGATACTACGATATAGAAATAGATTTGAGAGGTTAATATGACAAGTTTAGATCCAAAAGACTTAGATTTAGTTACACAAATGAAAATGGATTCGGGCTCTACGGCTCAGGACAACATGGGTAAGATTGGTGCAGTAGCAAATGATGTTGCTGATACTGAAAAGGAAATACAAGATTTAGAAGATAAATTAAAAATTAAAAAAGATTACAAAAAACATTTAGCAGAAAATGTATTACCTAACCTCTTTGCAGAAGTTGGGTTATCAGAATTAAAACTAGCTGATGGCAGACACTTAAAGGTTTCCAATTATTATGGTGCTTCTATTAAAGACGCTAAAAAAGAAGCAGCTTTTAATTGGTTAAGGAACAAAGGATTTGGTGATTTAATAAAGAACCAAGTCTCTTGTAGCTTTGGACGGGATGAAGATGAGAAAGCTAGAGGATTAATTGATACTTTGAATAAAGGTGGATATCAATCTTCGCAACGCGAGTGGGTCGAACCCTCCACCCTTCGCGCATTTATACGAGAGCAACATGAAGCAGGTAAAGAGTTACCTATGG